GATTTCAGAAGACACCCTCGGGTTCCCCAAAAGGCACCCTCGTGTAGCAAGACTATGAACTTCAGCAAGATGCTATCCTGGTTCCATTGGATCACCTATGGACTAACGAAAACCGCGATGTATGTCATACTGTTAAGCTCGGTTACATTTACTTTCTGTGTACTCATGAGGTCTGGAATTGACAACTCGATTGAGTCGAATTTGTTGTTTTCTTACCGGAATGGAACGTACGCTTATGCAATGGAATTGCGGGGCGCTGCCGTAGGTAGCGTTCCCTCGTTCGAAGTCCCCAGTTTCTCTGGAGTCTTTGGGGCGATTTTCGATGCTATCTGGTACTATTGTAACCCCTCTGCATGGCTGTTCACTTATACGGCCAGAATCGCTGCACATGCCACGGGTGTTTGCTCAGAAGAAGCGAGTGCCGCTCCCCCCCTCCTTGGGGCTGGGAGTGAAGAGGAATTCCCCTGTTCCCTCTATGCCTCTCAAGACTACAAAACTGTGGTCGAAAACTATTACGCATTCGCTATTGGATATTTCCTTCTTTGGACCTCTGCCTGTTATCAGGTTTTCATGTACCTGTACATGACCTACAACGTTTTCCGTCTGATGGTCTCACTGCTCCTATATGTGCTCAGGAAACTGATTGCATGTGTCGTGTGGTGTTTCTCCAAGACTAAAAACAGAACAGTCAGAGTGAAATTCGATGAGGAGGAATTGGAAATGATTTCCCAGGGCGTTGAGGCCTTGGCCAATATGAGCAAAGAGGCATACGTCAATGACCTTTCTGACAAAAAGGAAGCGAAAGACAAAACCCAGTTCAACTTACTCGGACCAAACGGTTTGAAGAAGAACGCCGTCAGAGTTGGCAGACTTATTGTCACATCTGGACACGGCGAGGGTGCCACTCACGCCCGAACTGACGGAAAACCCCTTCCCCTGCCAAAGGGCGAATGGGTTGAATATGAGTTCTGTCCGGCGGGGCAAATGACCACAACCCTCGATCTTGCGGTCCTTGAGGTCCCTCCCGTGAAACCACGGGGGGAGCGGAAGCCAGGTGATTACAACATCAACCTATGGAGCGACCTCGGTGTGAAGGAAAGCAAAATCGGGAGAGCGGCTTTTGAGGCTTACACGACTGTCAAATACCTTGATGTGGAATCTGGAGAGAGAGTCTGTTACTCGGGCTGGTCCAGCAAGCAAGTCAAGAATCAGCCGTACATATACGCAACCTACAACACCACAACAGATGGACGCAACGATGGCGCCGGATGTAGTGGGGCGGGAGTGTATCAGGGTGACAACCTGGTCGGAATCCACTGCGGGACGACTGGACCAAGCGTCAAGGAAGCGAAGAATTACTTCATCTCTCTCTATCCCTTTGTGGAAGAGTTGAGAAAGATTGATCCTTCGATTCGGTCGCTTCGAGCGAAGAGGACCAAGGTCCCCAGCTTTCTCCAGGAATCCGGTCGTGGTCAAGGGAGACGCTCCGAAAGAATGGGAGCCTCGGACTACGACCGCGTGCGGCAGTACTATGAGGAGGACGACTACTACCTTACAAGAGCGGAGTACGATCGTGAACAACAGATCGACAATGAACTGGCCTACGACAAGTGGGCTGGGCGCATGGAAGATGAAGGAAGGCACTACGAGTCCAGCTCGGTCCACGGAGCCAGAGAGGCTATTGACCTGTTGACACGGTACGTTGAGGATTTTCACCAGGGGGTGCAGACCCCCGGGAAATCTGCAACCACCATCTCCACGTCAAAGCAGGACGAGCCACGCGCTCCTACGGTCGACCAAGCGGTGAGTGCCACTTCGGACCTGAAGACGTCGAGTACGTTGGAAAGTACCGCTCCCACCAAAGGAAAGTCACAGAAGACCGCGACCTTCCAGAAGAATATCTCAAAGAATTCCCAGAGTTCGAAGGGAGGTTCTTCCCGGGGAACGCCAGTCTCAAAGACTCACTCAAAGCCAAACTCAAAAAGCTCAGAAAGCGAGAAGATGAAAGAAATTCCTCAGGCCGTGAGGGAGTTCTTAGCTACGCAATCGAATGCGGTGATCGAGCGCGCGAAGAAAGAAAGCAGACTCAACGTCAACACGGAATCGCACCCGGAGCCAGAGTCCCAGTGATTCAGGATCCGCCATACATTAGAGATGGAGGAGTCGACATCCAGATGCTTTGTGAAACCATCCGGGAGGTGATGGATAACGATTTGCGCCAAGACGGCCAGTCGGGATTCCCATACTACCGGAAAAACAGCGAAGTGTTGGATGATAACTCCGAGGAAGTGTTCCACACGTCACTGCACCGCCTCTTGTCATTTTTCGATTCTGACGACGAATTCCGTGTCAAACTCCAAGACACTGGGACGTTGCTGGAATACTGGGATCCTTACTCCCCTTTCATCAAGGGGGAGGTCAACCCCGCCCGCAAGCGGGGGATGCCACGTTCGATTCTCGCGCAAGCGCTGGTCAACCAGATTGTCGAGAGAGTTCTTCTCCGACATTGGTCCAAGGCGATTCACCGCGAGGAACTGGATGGAGACATCAAGAAGGGAATCGGTTTCAACGAACGACTGAGCGAACTCATCCTTAAAGACGTCAACACACTCCGCGAGAACACCAGCTGGTCTGGTACCAACGTGGTTAAAAGTGACGTAGCGGG